TTTCGTATAACATCCTCGGTGGCCTTTCGGCTGCCTAGCAGTCGAAAGGAGTCCCAATGACACTACCACATTTCTCACGCGTTCGCGATCGATCTGATGGTCGCTGGCTAAACTCGGTGAACACCTCTGTATCATATTATGGAGGACCACTAATAGAGAGGCTAGAAAATAAAAAGCATTACTACGAGTCATTTAAGCAGCATATGGAAGATTGTATCAATCCATACAGCTCAAGGGGTTTTCGTTCCCCAGGACCGTGCTATGCTTATAAAATCAAACGCACTGGACTCGTGTCCGGGCATTGGACGGATCCAAACCCAGAGGGTCTTTACACGACGTACGACCAGTCCGTCTCCGAAGATCACTTGGATCTGAGCCAGATAGTGTCATTTTGTCCTACTGTTCCTGAGTCAATGTTGCTTGACAACCGTTTGGCGGCTCTCAGCAAGTCGATTACTCAAATACCAACGGAAGTCTCCATCATTAACTTTGCGCTTGAGCTTCTGGACTTTAAAGAGTCATTTGCTCATTATCAAAAAGCCGTCACTAAAGGCGGCTTGAAGATGCACGAAGTTCCTGGGTGGGCAAACTCGACGTTGCTCGACTATAATTTTAATCTGTCGCCTTTCGTAGGTGACATCAAAAAGATTATAGGCGTGTGGCAGAGAGTTACTGACCGATTAAATTTCCTCAAGAATAATAGAGGTAAGCCGGTCCGGCAGAGCTTCTTTAATCCAAACCTGTGGGATGAGAACCCGCATGTGGGTCAGGAGATTTATAGATATACCCATTCGGGTCCTTTTGGGGACCCGGCTGATAATCCGGTGTATGACACCTACATGGGTGCGTACAGCGGTAACTACGGGTATGCCAGCATTGACGTAGACTCATACAAAGCCACGTTCTCTGCCTCTTGGTATTTATTACAAGAGTTAGATGGACTTGACGATGCATGGGCCCAGTTACGCGGCCTTATAGCGGGTTTGGGGATTAACAACCCTGCAAAAATAGTATGGAATGCCATACCATTTAGCTTTATTGCAGATTGGATGTTCCCTTTCGGGAAAACGCTAGACTATCTTGCTGTTCAACCGTTTCAAGGACGCTGGGAAGTATACGATGTTGTAAATAGCATCAAAGAAACTTGGCGTCTTAAGCAAAATAGAGTCTACGCAAACGAGGTGCTCGGTATGGGGCAAACCCGTACGAACACTGTCGTCGTAGA